CTGGAGAATGCTTATTCTTCCGTACAGAGGCCGAGGCGTTTCTAAGGGTGGTATACATTTAACCAAAGAATCCGTAGACAGAGAGGCCTTAGCCTCTGTTGTTGCTTATGTGATTAAGATGGGTCCTCTTTGTTATAAAGATAAAGAAAAGTTTGGAGACAAGCCCTGGTGCGAGGAGAAGCAGTGGGTGCTAATTGGTCGGTATGCTGGAGCTCGCTTTAAGTTAGGCGATGATGCAGAATGCCGTATTATTAACGACGACGAAGTTATCGCGACCATTCAAGATCCCGATGATATCGTCACGCTGTAAACGTGAGGAGGACTCATGCAAGAAGAAGCAACTAATATAGTTGAAGAGCAAATAGAAGATGGCGAGATTGTTGAATTAGATTCGGAAGAATCTGATGCTTCTGCTCTAGAAACTGAGGCTCAAGAGCCAAGCAAAGAGGACGAATTAGAAAATTATTCTAAAGGCGTTCAAAAAAGAATAGCAAATCTTACAAAGAAAATGCGAGAGCAAGAGCGAGCAGCTCAATCTGCATTTGAGTATGCTAAGAATTTGCAAACAGAAAACGAAAATCTAAAAACTAATACTTCTAGATTAAATCAAAGCTATTATAGCGAAGCTGAGAACAGACTTAAGTCTCAGAGAGCCCAGGCTAATTCTGTTTTAAAAGGTGCTTATCAAGAACAAGACTGGGACAAGGTAACCAAAGCCCAAGAAATTTTAGATAAGATTACTGTTGAAGAAAGTAAATTGGCCAACGGTCGAATGACTATTGATCGAGAGCCTGTTTATCAAAACTTTCCTCAGCAGACCTATCAACAACCCGTACAACAACAAACAGCTGCTCCAGACCCTGCGGCCGAGGATTGGGCTACAAAAAATGATTGGTTTGGTCAAGACGAAACCATGACGTTGGCCGCATTTAACATTCATAAGAAATTAGTCGATGAAGAAGGATTTGATCCTTCGGACTCAATGTACTATGATGAAATTGATAAACGTATCAGAGTTGAGTTCCCTCATAAATTTGAAGGAACAAAAACCCAAGGCAAGCCGCAACAAACTGTTGCTCCTGCTGGAAGGTCTGAAAGCTCTGGACGCAAACGACAAGTAAAGCTTACTAAAAGCGAAGTTGAAATGGCACGTCGTTTGAATGTTCCAGTTCAAGAATACGCTAAATATATTAAGAGGTAAGCAAATGACTGAAGATAACAAAACAAACAACAGAACTCCTCGTTCTGCAGATACTCGAGCTGATATGAACGCTCGCAAACCTTGGCGTCCCCCATCTATGTTGGAGACACCACCACCACCCGAAGGATATTCCTACAGGTGGATTAGAGCAGAAATTGTCGGTCAGGAAGACAAAAAGAATGTAATGTCCAGATTGCGTGAAGGCTTTGAGCTTGTACGTATTGAGGAGATTGGAGACTTTGAACTTCCTTCGATTGATGATGGAAAGCACGCTGGTGTTGTATCCGTGGGTGGTTTGCTTTTGGCTAAGATTCCGAATGAAACACGCGATGAGAGAAACGCCTATTTCCAATCACGTGCTCAACAGCAACAAGAAGCTATTGATAATGATCTAATGAGGGAATCAGATCCAAGTTCTCCGATGTTAAAACCTCAGAGAACTTCAAGCGTAACTTTTGGAGGCGGTAAAAGAAGTTAATTCTATATCGTCAAATTAATATTTAATAAAAGGTAAAATTATGTCTAATCAAAATGCACCTTTCGGATTAAAATCAGTAGGCAAAATTGGCTCGAGTTACAACAACGAAGGAGTAACCGAATACAAAATAGCCTCTGGTGCAACCGGAAGTATTTTTTCAGGCGACCTAGTTAAAATGCTTAACACTGGAACAGTATTGGTAGCAGGAGCTACTGATAACCCAGTTTTAGGTGTTTTCAGAGGGTGCCAGTATACCGACGCAAGTGGTGATGTTATTTATTCATCATACTGGCCAACGGCTACTGTCACATCTGACGCGGTTGCTTTCGTGGTTGACGATCCTAATGCTTTGTTTGAAGTACAATCTGCAGCAACTGGTTCAGTTGTACAGACAGTTGTTGGTAACAACGCTGATTCTGTTTATGCAACAGGTTCAACTCAAACAGGTATGTCAGGCGTTGAAATTAGTGGCACTACTGCTGCTACTTCAGCCCAACTAAGGATTGTTGGAATTTCTACAGATCCAGAGAATAGTACTCTCGGAACTGGTTCAGCTTCAGCAAACGTCAACTTAATTGTAAAAATCAATGAGCACTTCTATGCTCAAACAACCGGAGTTTAATAATGGCTATTAATCGTTCACAATTAGCTAAAGAGCTAGAACCGGGCCTAAACGCTCTGTTTGGAATGGAATATGCTAGGTATGATTCCGAGCATGAAGAAATCTATGAAACTGAATCATCAGACAGAGCGTTTGAAGAAGAAGTAATGATCGTAGGATTTGGTAACGCTTCAGTGAAAGCTGAGGGTTCTGGCGTATCTTTTGATAACGCTTCTGAAGGTTATACTTCACGTTACTCCCACGAAACTGTTGCTTTAGCTTTTGCTCTTACAGAAGAGGCAGTTGAAGATAATCTATACGATAGACTTGGTTCAAGGTATACAAAAGCCTTGGCTAGATCTATGGCAAATACTAAGCAAATCAAAGCAGCCGCTGTTCTTAACAACGCGTTTGCTGCAGGCGTAACGGGTGGCGATGGTCAACCTCTTGTCTCTAATGCTCACCCACTTGGTGGCGGCGGAACTTCAAGTAACAGACCTTCAACATACACAGATCTTAACGAAACTTCTTTAGAAGATGCGTTGATTACTGTATCAACTCTAACTGATGACAGACAATTACAAATTGCTCTCAAAGGTATGAAGTTGATTGTCCCGCCTCAATTGCAGTTTATCGCTGACAGATTAATCAACACTCCTGGTAGAGTTGGAACATCTGACAATGATATTAACGCTGTTAAGAATATGGGCATGTGTCCTGATGGATATGTAGTTAATCACTATCTAACAGACAATGATGCTTGGTTCTTAAAAACAGATTGTCCGGATGGATTTAAACACTTCCAAAGAAGTCCAATGCAAACAGCCCTAGAGGGTGATTTCGATACTGGTAACATGCGTTACAAAGCTAGAGAAAGATACTCTTTTGGTTACTCCAACTGGAGAGCTGTATTTGGTTCACAGGGAGCGTAAGTTCTTTAAAAACCCTAAAGGGAGCTTCGGCTCCCTTTTTTTTGTTTAAAATAAAATTTACAAAAAGATACCTATATATTGTTTACTGTTGTAGAATCTAGTAAAGCCGTAAAAAACATTAATATGAATACTGGTTTACATGGAAGCATTAGCTTAGCAAATTGTCCCTGTAATGGCCGTTGCACTACGTCCATGGCCCCTTTTGACGAAATATGCCAAGGTTGCGGAAGAGATCTTGAAGAAATAAGAGACTGGGAAACATTTTCAGATTTTGATAAAAAAATGATTAATGTAAAAAACTGGTTAGAAGGATACGACATTAGACAAAAGATAGAGGCTGATATGACATTAAAAGATGGTAAAAAAATTCAAGATATTCAAGGCAGGCTTATTACCATTCAGGCTTTAATAGAAATGGTTGGGAAAGATATGATTGCTGAGTTTGGTCAAAATGAAGCTATTAAAGATTCTTATCAGGCTTTGTTTGCTTCTAGAGAAAATATTCTTAAAACTAAAGAACACTTCCCTCAAGACTTCTAAAGTAGTATAGTTAGTTAAACCGAGATAACTCGTTGCCCCAACTGACTCGGCAGACTTACTCCAAGATGGCGCAACATATTTAGTTAGGAGAACCTTATGGCTAAATCAACTTTTTCAGGTCCAGTCAAATCATTGGCAGGATTTATTTCAGCAGGGGTTAACAGCTCTGTTTCTTTAACCGCAGATACTACTTTAACAGTAGATGCACACGCAGGAAAAATCTTGTTATGTAACGATGCAGACGGTAAATTTACTTTGCCTTCTATTTCGTCAACAGTACCAAGCGATCCTACAGATCCTAATCAGGCAAACAATATTGGTGCTACTTTCAATTTCTATATTGAAACAGCAGCTACTGATCTTGACATCAAAACTGATGGAACTGACAAATTCAAAGGTGCAATCCTTATCGCTGTAGATGATGGCGCTAAGAAAGCTTTTGTTCCAACAGCAACCAATGATGTTATTACTATGAATGGTTCAACCAAAGGTGGAATCGTTGGAAGTATTGTTAGCTTTACAGCTATTGATACTGCAACATATCTTGTTCATAGTTCTTTGTTAATTGGTTCAGGAACTATAGTTACACCATACGCTGACGCTTAATTTTAGGAGCTTATTATGGCAGGTAGAATTGTAGGTTCAGATGTAAAAACAGCTACGACTGACTCCGCCGCTACAGGCGGAGTGGTCTTACAAGCTGGTCGAGCAAGACTTAGAGGCTACATTATTGCTGGTGGAGCAAGTGATGGAACTGTAACTTTTAGAAATGGTTCGGTTACTGGAGACACTTTATTAATCGCCCCTTGCAACGCAAACGATACTGAAACTTTAAACATTCCAGATTCTGGAGTTTTGTTTGATGAAGGCATTCACGTTGTATTAAGTAATATTGACAGAGTTAGTATATTTAATTCTTAAATGGCAACGCCAAGAAAGGGTAAAGCAAAAGTAAAAGTAACCGCCTCTGGTAAAAGAGTTAGCTACGGCCAAGCTG